TTTGTACCTGATTGACTACATTGTTCTCTGTAGTTGCTGGCAGATTAGCCAATAGGTTTTCAGCTGAAGTTTCAGATATTTCCACGCCAGTAGTTATTGGCATTGGTTGCACTATTGTTTCTAATTTCTGTACAGTTTGCATTTCTTCTGGTTGCTTCTGTTGTAAACCACGTTGACGTCTTCTAGGTGGCTCTGCAACTACTCTAGGCTCTTCTATTTGGATAGGTGGAGCTTCAGCAGTGATTGTAGGTACTGCTATAGTATTCATATCAGGTACGCCACCAAGATCAGCTAAAGGATCTACAGGAGCTTGTTCAGCCTGCTGTTGTTTTTCTATTTCTGCTTGTTTAGCTTTTTCTTGTAGTCTTACCTTTTCCGTAGCAGCATTATCAGTAGACATCTTAGGTATTTCTGGTATATCAATCTCAAACCCTAGGAATCCAGCAAACTTCTCAACCAAGCCCATTACAAAATTTACAATACCGGTTATCATATTTACAACATGACCGAAGGCATCTTGTAAATGAGCTATGCCTAATGACATAACGTCAAAGATTGATGTGAATCCCATAGCATCTCTAATCTGTGCAAGAGCTAATCCAATTACTCCAAAGATTGCTGCAATGGCTAAAATAGGTAAAAGTACTGGAGCCATGGCTGCAAAGATAGGAGTCATAGCAGTCATCATGGCAGTAAATGCTCCTGCTAACATTGGAACCATTGTACCTAACATGAATAGACGGAAGATTTTAAATCCTTTAACTAACATGCTAACGCCTTTAATAACTTTACCTATATTCATTATTAATAAGCCACCAAGAATACCAGCTATAGCTCCGCCATTTTCTTTTAGTATTTCTCCAGCTTTACCAAACTCTCCAGCAAAGACATTTTCAACTACCTCTACCATGTCTCCAACAAAGTTTAGAATTTTAGTCAGGCCTGCAGCAAAGGCTTGAGGATTAAGTAAAAGAGTAGCCAAACCAGCAATACCAGCTAAGAAGCCACCAGATTCTTTTACCTTACCACCAAAGCCTTCAATACCTTTAGCCATTTTACCAAGTAATGAATTAGCTTCATCTTGTTTCTTTATGGCTTCTCGTCTATCTTCTTCAGACTTTACACCAGCCTTTATAGTTTCTAATTGATCTTGGGCTGAGTTTAAAAGTTCTTGGTCAAATGGTAATCCTTGCTCTTGTAATGCTACTTGTTCTTGCATTACAGCGTTAACGTTAGCAAAACTTTCCCTGAGTGCGGCGGAATTTTCATTTGAATCAATACCTAGACTTCCTTCCAAGGCTTTAATCGATTTTTCGACGTCGACATTAGCATCAACACTCTCTTCTACATTTCGAGATTGTTGTCTCATTTCGGCAACTAGTTCCTCAAGAGATTTACTCTGTTCTTCTAAAATATCTCTATTGTCTGTGTTATTTGTATTGTCGTCGGCCATTTAACTAATCCTTAAATTTGCTATCGATCCAACATTTACCATAATAAAGAATACCTAACCAGATGGAGAATAACACTCCATCAAAGTAAGATAATGTGTTCCACGCTTCTACTGGATCCATTTATTTTTTCTTTCCCATTGCTTGTGTACCAAAGAAAGCAGCAACAATACCAGCAACAGCTACAAAATAAGTAGGTGCCATATCGCCTAATGTTTCTTGGGCTTGATCTAAACCAGCTAGTGATGCAATAACAACAGCGAATGGATATAACAATAATCCACCAAGGGCAAACCATGTCATGTTACGTTGTGCATCTCGCATCGCGTCAGCATCTTCTAGCTCTTTACGTTTAAACTCTAAGTATAATGCCTCTTCAGCCGCACTTACTTTACCATCACCATTTGTATCTGCTGGATGGAAAGTTTCTTTTACTTCTTCTGTCATCTCTTTTGTTTCCTATTCTGTTCAGCTATTCGCTCATTTTCTTCTCTGATCCATTGTTGAAGGAGTGCTACGTATATCTCCCTTTCCCACGGTATCATATCTTCTAGTTCTGTTAAACTATACTTATGATGTTGCATCATCGAAAAGTTAGTTTTATAATAATTAACTAGTGTATCATGTGAAAGGGCTAGATAAAAAAACTTTGTACGCCTTCCAATGTTAGTTCTTGTTCATGCTTACAAGTAATACAACTAAACTCTACCTTATGCTTTAATGTAGGCAATGAACTAAAGAACTCAGTAATCTTTGCAAACTGCTCAGAGCTTAATCCCTCAATAAAATCATTTAACTCTTTTTCAGTTTGATTTTTACAATCCCATACTTCATCGCTATTAAATATACTCTTCATACATCTAGTAATAAGCTGTAGTGTTAGTTTCATTTGCTTATCCGGAGATGTTTTCTCTGGATTGTATTCCATTTTACTAACTGTGTCTAGTGAGGGATACTCAAATTCTATTCCGATATCTTTAGTTACCATTACATGTTTATCTTTAGGTAACTCGGTCATCTTGATATTGTCTAGGTTTATTTCAATTGGTGTGAGTGCTTTACATTCTTCACATTTCAATTGAAGGTTTACCGATTCACCTACCGATTTTGAACGTAGTCTTAGGAATAATTCCTCTAGATCAAAACTTGTAAGTTTATTAATATCAATATCATCAAATATACAGGCTTTTAATATATCTTTTAAAGCCTTTATCATCATTTTATTATCCTTTGATTCCATCGCAACCATAAGGATCTTTTCTTCTTTAACTAGGAAAGGTCTAAATTCAACTTCCTGGCCAGTACTCGGAACTGTCACACTATACCGACTACTGTTTACAATTGGCAAAGCCATAATTTACTACTCCTTCATTTCAAATATAATTTAAAAAATATCTAATAATGTTTCTGGTATCGCAGCTTTAAATGCACTTGCTGTACTACTTAATGCTCCTTCCACTACATATTTATCGTATGCAAATACTACAGTTAAGCGCGTAAATTCTTCGTCCTGTGCGCTTAATGCAATTGCTGATACGTCAATGGGATATGCCTTCTCTAATTTAACACCAAAGACTGGAATATCTTGCTGATTTAGCTGTTGTATAACTATATCAGTCGAGTAATCATTTTTATAGCCTAGCTGATAACCTTCAGTGTCAACAATGCTAGACATCCAAGTCTCAAAAAGTGTTTTAGCATAATAGTCGTTCGTTACAATAAAGTGCATCGTAACGTCACCGTCAATACTAGTGTATGGAAATTTGTTACTCTGGCGATCTGACGCATAGTCTATTGTTGAGAAGCTACGAGAAGGTAATGTGACTTGTTCACATAGAATTGCTATGTCACGAGGATCATATATGGATTGCCTAATGCCCGCACTCTCACCAGATAACAAACGGCCAACAATTTGTTCTACATCGATTCCTATCAATGGCTGTGTTGGAGGTGTGAATAATACTTGGAATCTATTATTCTTAGCAAGGCCACCCTTTTTGGATATTACCGCTTTTAGTTTATCTACGCTCATTAGCTCCTCGCAATACTAATTGATTCTTTCCAGATCTTAGCTTTACCAGCTTTCTTAAACTGCTCTGTTGGTAAGAAGATAGCGATTTGCCATTCGGTCATCGGTACTCTTACGATACGAGATCTAACATGCTCATTTAAATAACTCTTAAAGCATGGTTTAAATTCTTTATACTTCTTTGTCGACTGTATTAAATCATAGCGCAATTTAGTTAAACGTGATTTATCAGTTAACGTCTTAGGTCCAAGGTTCATTAATTGATCTAAAAATTCAGCCCTTATATCAGGTCTTAGGTAATGTAGATTCAAACCTTGGAAACCGTTTTTATTAGCATCCACCATAATCGTTAAAGGAAACCTATCGTAATAGGGTAAGGTCTTCTTATGTTTAGGGTCATAGAAGTACATAAACATGTTACCATAAACTAGTTTAGATGTAGGTTCTAATGCCTTATCCTTTAATAATGCTTGCCGAGCAGGCATCTTTAATTTTTCAATATTATCTTTAAACCAGTCTTGGGACTCTTTAGTCCGTGCCGTAATACCAGACCGAAATGCATTTGCTTGTAGTGTATCGAATAGTGAAGCCATATAACTATTTATATCAACTCTTTAGTAGTTTTATGCCTAAATTCTTTAATGTGTCTTCCGTCCATATCTGAAACTTCCAACCTTTGTGTTTAGCATATTGATCAGCCGCAGTCCACTTAGACGTATTCTTAACGTAGGTCGTAACCTCATTAATGTATCTCTTGGTTTTACGTGCTGGTTTTTTTGGAGCAACCGTTTCTTTCTTTGGTTTGATTTCTACAAGTATAATATCTTTATTGTCAAACTCTACAAGAAGATCAACAAAGTAGCGATGTAGTTTACCATCAGTATTACACTTATAAGGTACAACAATCTCTTCGCTATTCCATCGTTTAACTCGTGGGTTGTTTTCACACCATTTAAATGCTTGACGTTCCCACAAAGATCTGTATGTTACCTTGGTTGGATCGCCTAAATACTTCTTGGTATCTTTAATCGTGTATTTTCCCTTGTAAGCCATAAATTACCTTTCCATTCATTATAAATAAAGTTATATTAAATAGTTATTTATAAGAGGAAAATATGTCATCTATTATAGTATTTCCATCAACACTTGGCGAAAGCGTCACGAAGGGCGGTAATCACGTATCCTTTGAGATCATCGGAGGTGATGAGTTTAGCGACGGCGTATTTAAATTACACTTATTCATACCTTCAGGTTTTGCATTAGGCGACGGTGCTAATTTTGGTAGCATAGATTTAGGTGTCATTAATGCTGCAAAAGATATGATAGCTAAGGACAAAAAGGGTAGCAATACTAATGTAGGAGAGCTAGAAGCTACAGCAATCGGCTCAGCACTTTTAAACAAGATGGGAATTGGTGGTGATTTAAATGCTGCTGGTGCAACGGCTGCTAAGGCTGGTGTTGCTATTAATCCTCAAACAACTCTTACCTACGAAGGGGCTAATATTCGAACGTTTGATATGAGCTTTCAGCTAGTCGCATCGAGTGCTAAAGAAGCTGAAACTATTCGTGTTATAGAACATACCTTTAGAAAATATATGTACGCTAAAAGAGAAGGCGATTTTGCGTTAAAGTATCCACCCCTCTTTAGAGTTAAATTTATGAAAGGTAAACAGGTCAATAAATTTTTACCATTCCTGTATGATTCATATTTAACTAGTTTAAACGTAACATATAACAGTGATGGAAACATGTATCATAAAGATGGTGCACCAACTGACGTTACTATTGCACTGTCATTCCAAGAACAAAAACAACTTACCAGAGATGATCTATATCATGTGCCAGGTGAAGGCGAAAGCGAAAAGCCTCCTACTCTAGTTCAACAAAACTTCGATTACCCTGAAGCTAAAAGCGGAGATTAATTTATGAGCTTTTTTAAACAATTTCCCTTAGTCAATTATGACATAGGACTAGATGGATCTATTACCAAAATGGTAAATATATTTAGATCGGTTAGGCCAATTCAAAACTATATAGACAATCCTTCACTATACAAGTTTTATCAAATTGAAAACGGCGAACGGCCAGATATTATATCTCAAAAGTTATATGGAACACCAGATTTTTATTGGACCTTTTTTGTTGTAAATGAATTTTTACATGATGGTTATAAAGTATGGCCAATGAGCCAAGAGCAAATGCTAAAATATTTAAAGTCTGAATATAGTGGATATGCAGTAAACACTAGAATATCATATACTGACAACAATATTCAAAACTCATTAGCAGGTAACTTCAAGCTAGGTGAAACTATTACTGGTGAAACTTCAGGTGCGATTGGAACCCTAACTAAAAAGAACATAGATTTAAATCAACTAGTTATACAAAATATGACTAGTAGCTTATCGTTTAACGGTAGAAAATATACTAGTGGTGCGTATGATAATACCAGTAGTTTACCATTTGAAAAAATAACAGGATCCACATCAAGAGACCAAGTTCAATCATACGATGTATGGCCTTATGCTGAAGCGCCTCACCACTATTATATCTTAGATGAAGACGGAACCGAAAGAGAATACACACCTGACATATTTATTAATAACCAAGAATACACAAAGACGAGTGAAGAATTATCATATATTAGCAATCGGCAATATGTTTATAACCTAAACGATCAAAGATCTAAAATACGTGTCATTAATCCTAATATGATTGGAGAGTTTGTAGATACTTTCGAGAGATTAATTAATGAGTGATATATCAAAAAATAGGGTTGGTTCTGATGGAGTAGCATCTACTCCTACAACTTATCAAATTGGCCATTTAAAAATACAAGCTAGCAATAAAGAACATGCCGGCAATGGCAATTCGTATGAATATGATATTACTAATCTTCTTGCATATTTTGAAATAAACGAATCTTTAAATTCCCCTAATCTTGAGGTTATTTTATCCATAGGTGATTCAATAAATCTAGCCGAAACTATTAATTTGCAAGGTAACGAAAAGCTAGAGTTATATGTTTATAGAAAGCAACCTAAGCCTGGCAAACCAGGTAGCGATAAGAAAACATTTACACTCAATTTAAGAGTTGCTGAAATATTCGATTATGTTCGTCCTAAGCCAGGATTGACTACATATACCATAAGAGCTGTTAGCGAATACGTGTATCTTAATAGTTTGAAAAAGCTGAAAACCGCATTTCATGGTTCTCCTACGGATTTAATCGCACAAATTTCGAAAGGTGATTTAAAAATATCCGAAGATGGTAAAGACTTTTCGAAAGGGTCTAAAAACATAATTAGAGGAATATTTCCTAATATACATCCATTGTCTGGTATACATTGGCTGCTTAGACATGCATTTGATCAAAGTACTCCGTATTTTTACTATCAAACTCTAGCTGAAGACGGAAAGGTAAGACTTAAATCATATAAACAACTATTAAATGAAGACGAATATTCTAAATATAAGTTAGTTCCATTTAGTGATCCCAATGTTGAATTGGAAACGCGAGAAGGATATGAATATGAAAGATCTCTCATAAGAAAAATTACTTCCAAATATAATCAAGGTAAATTATTATCAGCTCATCACGGTGCGTATGCTTCTACTATGCATACTATCGATATTTCTAATAAGCACTACAACAAAAATGTTTTTAACTATGATAATTCATCGATGATGAAATTGAATAAAAATAAATCATTTGCTGAAACTGATCGTACTAAAATATCTGATAGCGGATTAACAGACTCTATAGATTCTAAACATTACTTTGTATCTTTAAACTCTAAGGCTTATGATGAGACAGGTAACTATACATCTCCTGTGCCAATCGATTTACAAAAGACTATGTCTTATATAGAAAACTTACATTACCAAACACATGAAATACAAATAGCTGGAGATTTTGATTTAAGAGTCGGCCATAAAATAAAAATTGAGGTTAGAAGAACAGACTTAGAAAATAAAGGTTCAGGTGTTGATAAATTACAATCTGGTGTATATTTAATTACACAAATCGTACATAGATTTAAAGACGGCTTTTACCAAGATATAACAATACAGAAAGATTCAAGTGAGGTGGATTTAAATGCTACAAAATGATATGTTCGTAGGCGGACAATTTAGCTGGTTTACAGGTGTTGTCGAGGATCGTTTTGACCCGTATGAAATGAATAGAGTAAGAGTTCGATGCTTTGGTTATCATTCAGATAGTAAAGCAGATGTTAAAACAGAAGATTTGCCTTGGGCTACAGTTATGATGCCTACCACATCTTCTGGTACTTCCGGTATAGGCGATACTCCACACGGTTTAATGGAAGGTTCATGGGTAGTCGGTTTCTTTAGAGATGGACCATCAGCACAAGATCCTATTATATTAGGTTCTATTGCTGCTGTAAATAGCCCTCGACCAAAAACATTAGGTTTTACTGCTGATGAGTACCCTCGTGGTGAATATCAAAATAATTCTGATATAAACTTTGCTGCACGTGAATCGATGTACGAAGACTCTAATCAGCTAGAGGCAAGAGAATCATTAGATCGGCCAGCTGTACAGACTGCAAGACCAGCAAAGGTATCGTCAGTGGCAGAAGATAAAGCAGCATCTTATTATGCAGAACAGCCATGGACAGAACTACCAGCCATGAATGAACATGTGCCAGAGTATCCATATAATAAAGTAAATGAATCAGAAGCCGGCCATGTAACAGAAGTAGATGATACTCCTGGCTTTGAGCGTACGAATCGTTTACACGCTTCTGGCTCCTACGAAGAAATATATAACGACGGCACTCGACAAGTTAAAATTGTTGGTGACGATTATGAAGTTGTAATTAATAATAAAAATATCCATATTCGTGGTAATTGCTCAATGACAGTTGATGGTGATCTTCGCCAAATGGTATATGGCAATTATCACTTGCAAGTAGAAAAGGATATGACAGTTAACGTTAAAGGTTCTGTACAAGAAATGATTGGCGGTAATCGTGAAACAGAAATAGTACGTAGCCGTTCAACTAACGTAGGTGTAGATGATAACCTTAGTGTTATGAATAACTCTACCACAAATGTTATTAACGATAAGCTATTAACTGTCGGTAATGATAACACAACATCTGTTACAAATAATATGGCCACAACAGTTTTAAATAATAAGACTATAATGAATGCTGGTACATTCGGTCATACCTCTCTTAAAGATTATACATTAAGTGTTAATGCTAATCAGACAATCGGTGTGGTTGGTACATTAGGAGAAACCATTGATGGTGCAGTAACTGAAACGTACAGTGCTAATCAAACGACAAATGTTACTGGTGTATTAGATATAGATGCATCAGCGTCTATGACTATAGATTCTCCTAATGGAAGTATTGATCTACCTGCAGGTAATATTACATCTAATGACGTTACATTACATACTCATACACATACAGAAGTACCAGGTACTGGTGGAGCATCAAGTCCAAGTCCAGCGACGCAAGAAACAACTGCGCCAACAAGTGGAACATAGGAGATATAAATGAGTTTATGTGGTAATAATAAAGCCTTAGATGATTTAAAGGCTAAACAATTAGAATTAGACGGACTGCTTGGCGGTGGTAAAGATTTACTTGGCGATATGGAAGCTAAGTTAAATGCTATGAAAGCTGATTTAGAATCCTTTAAACCTGAGTTACCACAGGTTGATAGCCTGCAATCCATGTTGAGTGATTTAACTGGTTTGACTAATCCTCTTGATAAAGCTGCATCCATTGCTGAATTAAAAGCAAAGTTTGGAGCAGCCTTAGATATAGATGCCCTTCTAGTACAATTAGGATTAGACGATATATTTAGCTTTGAGAAGCCAGATATATGTGCACTAGTTCCTAACGTAGAAGCTTCTGCTGATGGTACTGTAAAGGAACAACCAACAGAGCCTAAGGTTCCTGAAGAACCACCTGTAGCTGAAGAGCCAGTAGCGCTCTCGCCGTCTGATTTAGAGTATGGTAATAAGCGTGTTTTAATTCGATCTCTTAAACTCGCTAATGGCACACTTAAAAATTTAATGCATTTACAAATAGGGCCTTTAATTGGTAGTAAGAAAAAAGCTATTGAAATTATGTCTATTATATACCCAGAGTTTCATAAGTCTATAGCTGAAAGCAATGGTACAACATTTAATGAGTTAAAGTATTTTGACTATACAGAAGCTGAATGGCAAAATAAAAAGGCCAGGACATTAAAAAAATACCCTGACGCAGAACCATACATTGGCACCTTTGTAGATTTAGTAAGAGAAAAGTTCGATGAATCTTTAGATGATGGAATAGTAACAACATTCGATGAAGCATGTACCCAAGCAGTAGCAAGACAACAGGCTAAAATAGCTAATACATCGACTTAACAGGTATAAATAAAGGTATGACTAATATAGTAAACAACGGCAAAATACATTCACCCTATGCACTATCGGATAAAACGATAAGGTCTAGTAGCATCGCGCGTCAAAAGGGATATAGTGATTTAGATTTATCGCTGAGACTGCATCCTATCCGTAAAGATATCGTACCATTAAAGGACGATCAGGCTTTAAAAAACTCGGTAAAGAATTTAATATTGACTAACTTTTTTGAACGGCCGTTTCAATCAAATTTAGGTGGAAACTTAAGAGGAATACTCTTTGAACCGGCTGATGCTATTACTGAATTAGCATTAGAAGATAACATTAAGCGGGTATTAAAGAAAGAACCAAGAATAAAAACTCTTTTTGTAGAAGTAACAGATTTAGCTGATAATAACGCATATAGAATCACTGTTAAATTTTTAATTAAGCAATTTGACACAGCCTCACAGGTTGAAATTGTATTAAGAAGGTTAAGGTAAAATAATATGGCATCAAATTTAAACGTTACAGAATTAGATTTCGATCAGATTAAAGATAATCTAAAAAACTTTTTAAAGCAGCAGTCGGAGTTTAATGATTATAACTTCGAAGGCAGCGGATTGTCGACACTGTTAGATGTACTTGCATATAATACTCATTATAATGCTGTAGCTGCTCATTATTCTCTTAATGAAGCATTCCTTGATTCTGCTCAAATTCGTGGTAATGTAGTAACACGTGCAAAATTGCTAGGGTATGTTCCAAGGTCAGTTATAGCACCTAGAGCTACAATTAGTATTTCGGTAGATGCTACGGCCTCTGCAGCTGAGCAAAGACCAACCGAATTGACACTACCGCGCGGTACAAAATTTACCACAACCGTACAAGGTGAATCCTATGATTATATAGCACTGGATTCGCATACAGTTACAATAAGCAGTAATAACGAATTTGTATTTAATGATGTAGAAATTGCAGAAGGCACATATAAAACAGTGCAGTATAGAGTTGATAACGATATTGAAAGTCAAAAATTTCAAATTCCTGATATTGAAGCTGATATATCTACTCTTAGAGTTAGAATCCAAGCTAACGAAAAATCAGCTGCTAGTGATATGTATAATCGTTTTGAATCTTTGTTAAACTTGGATTCTTCTTCTAAAATATACTATATACAAGAAAATACTAGTGAAAAATACGAAGTGTATTTTGGTGATAATGTTATTGGTGCTAAACCAGAAAATAACAATGTTGTTACACTTGATTATGTGTATACACATGGCCCTGAAAGTAACGGTGCTGATTCTTTCCAGTTTACTGGAACTCTAGCTAAGCCAGATGGCCAGCAATTGGTAGAAGCTACATATTCTACTCCAACATCTATAGCAGCTGCTGGTAGTGGTGCTATACGTGAATCGATTGAATCTATTCGCTTTAATGCTCCTCTAACATTTACAGCACAAAATAGAGCGGTAACTTCAGACGATTATAGGGCTATTATTCTTAAATCGTTTGCTAATATTGCTTCTATCTCAACGTGGGGTGGGGAAGATAATGAGCCGGTTGATTTTGGTCGTGTTTATATTTGTATTAAGCCTCTTACTGAAGCGGTATTAACACAACAGGAAAAGGATACTATTATTAACTCTGTACTTAAAGGTAAGAATATTGTATCAATTACACCTGAGATTGTAGATCCTAATTTTACAAACCTAGAATTAGACGTATTCTTTAAGTACAATCCAAACCTTACTGACCGATCTTCAGCTGGATTACAAGGTATAATACGAGATACTATTTCTGATTACAACTTTAACCAGTTAAATAAATTTGATGGAGTATTCAGATATTCTCAGTTATTACAATTAATTGATAGTGCTGATCGATCAGTTTTGAATAGCACAGTTAGACCATATATGTTTAAAAATATATCAGCTAAAACTGATATTTCTAAAAATGATTTTACGCTATCATTTGCATCACCAATATTTCAAGCAGGTGAATCAACAGAGCATGTAATTAAATCTACGCCATTTAATATCAACGGTATAGCTAATTATTTTGGAGATGTTCCAATTGATGGATCAACTGACAGAAGGGTAATAGCGTATCGCGTAGTTAATGGTAAGAATATCACAACATTAAACGATGTTGGAAAAATTACACCAGCTGCTGGCTTAGTTAGAATTAATAACTTTATCATCGATGCTGATACTGAAATTAAAATTACGGTTACACCAAACAGTTTGGATATTGCGCCTAAACGCGATCAGCTATTAAATATAGATCAAACTTATGTTACTATTACGCCTGAGGTTGATACTATCGCTACAGGCGGTGCTTCTGGAACTATTGATTATACCACTAACTCAAGGTTAAGATAAGATGGCTGAAAATAACTCACCTGGTTATATAGAGGCAATTGCTTCTAGTAAAAGAAAGTCTAAAGAAGATCTAAGAATTGATCAATTAATTCCTAGTGAAATTTTACAAGATTCCGGTGAGAGTGGAATTAAGTTATTATTAGAAAAGTATTATGAGTTCATGAATATAGACGAATTCATATACAGCGACAACGAAACCCACACTGATCTAATTTTAGATAATAAAGCTACTTTTAGAATTAGAGATGCATCTAATGATAATAATCAATTTTATACAGATGAAACTGGTGGATCTTCTACTCTAACTATTACTTCATTCGATGAATTTCTTCCAAAAGCCGCATCCTTTGATGGTACATCAACAAGCATTATCAACACAACAGAAAACACTATTCTTTTAACTGCTGATCAGCAGGCTGGTATGCCACTAGGATCAATAGTTAGATACAATGCGACTAGTGGTCAGACTGTCGGTAATTTAGAGCACCATAAAACTTATTATATTGCGTATAGCTTCGGCGGTAAAATTAAATTATCTGAAACATTAAATGGAAATATTCTTAATATTAGTGCAGTAGCTAGTGGCGGAAATCATAGCTTTTCTGGTATATCTAAAACCATTAATGTGGGTATATCAGCAAATAATATAGCAATAAGCAATGGTAATGAATTGCCAGGATCACTTAAAAAATCTGAGTCTGATATTGGTAAAACATTAACAGTAAATGGATTGGGTGCATTCAATGGCTTAAGCGCTAATATTACAACACCCATAACCAATTGGGTTGGACCAGGGCCTTCTTATATTTTAAATAGCATTGAAGATGCTATGGACATCGATAAAAATTCTGATAGTGAAATAGATACAACTAATCAGTATTTAGAAATGATGCAAAAAGAAATTGCTGCAGCTATACCAAGAAGTGTATCTACTGTTAATCTAAATAAAAATACCCTCTATAAAAGAATTGTTGACTTCTATAAAATTAGAGGCTCGTCAGATTCTATAGAAACATTCTTCAGACTATTATTCAATGATAGTGTTGAAGTTAGTAAGCCGTATGACAATACTTTAGTTCCATCAACAAGTGATTGGAGCAATGACACTGAGCAGTTTATTAGTACTAAGGGATTTCTTTCTGAAAAGAAAATTAGATTGCACGATAGTTATCGCTATCAAAAATATTCTTATCTAATTAAAACTGGTAAAAACCTAGAAGATTGGGAAAATGTATTTAATAGGCTAGTTCATCCAGCTGGATTTATATTCTTCGGTGAAATTTTAATTCTATTAGAAAATATACGAGCTAATGAATTATCCTTTGGCGATAATACAAAAATTGTTACTCGACAAACTAAAGATCCTCAAACTGGTTTACCAGTAATACAAACTATTCCTGCATATGGTAATGATAAAGATGAAAAAAGATTTACATTATCTTCAATGCCAGGAATCCAACCTGGCATCATTGGAATTGAAGACATCCCATTGCTAGTTAAAGCAATTGCTAGACTGTATGGTCCTAAACCAGAAGCTTTCAACTTTGCGGCCGCGTCAGCATCTCCAATACTTGATAGCAATGGTACAATTACTTCTTTTGATATTATTCAAAGTGGTTCAGGTTATACAACTGCACCATCAACTGCGGCCGGCAGTATTACAGTTACTGGTACTAATACAACGCCTGCTAACGTAACATCAGTAATTGATTCCAATGGTAAGATTGAGTCAATTACTATTAATAACGGTGGTGCTGGATATACCAGTGCGATTGGTATATCCATAGCTAATCCAATTGACAGTGATGGTAATACCCTTACGCAATTATCACATATTAATATGAATCGACTATATGGCAAAAAGTTTAGACAAAAGCCTGCCATATACATCGAACCACCTCAAGCAAAGGATGCTGATGATCTTCCATTAGCAACTAATGTTCAAGCTTCTGCTGAGTTTAAGTTACAACCTACTGGTGTCGAGCATATAAAGGTTACGGATAGAGGAAGTGGATATACTTCTAGCCCTGGTGTAACCTTTACTGATCCACATGTATATTATACTGCTGCTCCGTTATTCTCTGATGATTTTACAAATGCTTCAGTTTCTACATCAAATTACGATAGCTGGAGAAATGTTCCTCCAGGCAATGGCGAATCAGCTACGCATACTATCTCTATTGAAGACGATCCAGATGATAATACCAATAAAGTTTTAAAAGTTCAAACTGATAATGGCCAAGACACTAATGCGTCTGGTAGTGCCGGTGGAGCAGTTAATTTATTATCTAAGTGGTATCCAGATAATATACACATTACTCAAGGGAATGTAATTAAACTAAAATTTAGGGCCAAGGTTCCATCAAGTGGCGGAGCTACTCAAGTAAAAGCCGCGTATTCGACTAGTCAACACGGTAATTCTAATTGGAAACCGTTTACACCAACCACGGAATGGCAAGACTTTGAATTTGAGTATAGCATTTCTGCTGAGGCGATTACTAACGAAGATTATATTGCTTTTCAAGGGGATGGTTCTAATGGCATCGTATATATTGACGATGTTAAAGTTATTATTAAGAAAGATTACCCCCAAGCGACAGCGATAATAAATAATCTTGGACAAATAGATGGCTTAAAGATAGCACACTCGGGCAGTGGATATAGGTTTAAACCTATTGTAACTATCGTTGGCACTGCTCAAGGCGAAGCTTATATGCAACCTTCTGAAATAGCAAGTGTGCATATAATTAGCCACGGGCATGGATATGTTCGTAATCCTGATGTTAGAATAGCGTCAGACATGCAAGCAGAAGAACGCGTAGTTGACGAAACGATTAAGCTGATATTATCTTTAAATCACATCGATGACGGATCAAGTATAATTTACGACAATAGCTATTACGGTCGTAAGGGTGATGCGTACTATACAACTAGTAAAAAATTCGATTTAAATCAGACTATTCAACAATTTGGTAGTCAAACGATTGAATCAAACAATATAAATAACATAAATAAATATAACATTAATTCTTTTTTCAAAAAATAGAAAACTATAGGATAAACTAAAATGGCCGCTATAATTACAACACCATTTAGGATCAGAAATGCTGAAAACTTTAAAGCTGATGTTACTTCTAGTAATGTATACATTGGTATTGGTAAAGCAGATGCTTGGTCAACTAATGTAAGCGATACTTCTGATACTGTTGAGTCAGTCCCGGGAGATCACATTGACGATGCATTTAATGCTCAACAGAATCTGATCGGACTTAAAAAGGTTGGTACCGGTAACATTTCTCATGTAGTTCGAAGAATTGACTGGGCTGATGGTAAAGTATTTACCGCATATGATTCTAGCAATACTAATTTGTACAATGATGATTTTTACTGCTTAACATCTGAATTTAAAGTATACAAATGCGTTATCGGTGGACCAAGTGGATCGACCGTACAGCCTAACCATACTACTGCAGATATTACTGGATATGGCGATGGTTATTATTGGAAATATATGTACACAATTATTGCTGCTGATTCCGAAGCGTTTTTAACGAATTCATTTATGCCAGTTAAGACTCTAGTGTCGGATCCTGGCTCTAACTCAGCTGACGCAGGCCAATGGAATAACCAGCAAAGCTCAGCCAGTAGTGCCACTGTTCAAGGTATTGAACGTTTAGTAATTACAAATGGCGGTAGTGGCTATTCTGCAGCCGATAACTTTAATTTTGGAACATTATCAAAAATTACAGGTGACGGCACAAATGCTGCATTTACTAACGGCGATGTTACTGTTACTAACGGTGCTATTACTAGCATTGAAATTAATGCTCCAGGCAGTGGCTATACTGTAGCAGATGTTGTTATTGGATCTGACGGCCCTGGTGCAAATGCAACGGCCAGAGCTGTTATTGCCCCAGTCGGAGGACACGGCGTAGATCCTGTTTCTGAACTAGGTGGATTCTTTATTGCAATTAATACTCAGTTAACTGGTGTCGAAGTAACAGCCGATAACGACTTTAGACAAGTTAGCATTATTAAAGATCCTAAGAAGATTGACGGCAGTGCTATTACTGCTACAACAGTACAAACATTAAAGTATTTACATACGACCACATCTATTACTAACTTTTTACCAGATATGAGAGTTCAGGGTAATACTAGTGGCGCCGTAGCATATGTAGCATTTACTGATACTACTAATAACAGAATTTACTTTTATCAAAACGAAAAAACTGGTTATGGTACTTTTCAAAATAGCGAAGTAATTACTTCTACACCCGGCAGTCACACCGCTACGTTGCAGTCGACCGCAGTAGTCACAGACACTAGTGCAGGTGGGCCGTATGACGTTGGTACTGGTGATGTTTTATTCTTAGAAAACAGACAACCTATTAACCGAAGTGCCACACAGATTGAAGATATTAAATGTATTATTGAATTTTAAAAGAGAGAATATTAAATGGCTATCACCAATGTAAAAAATAGTTTTTCCGATTATACCTTTGATGATTTTGATGAAACTAAAAATTATCAACGGATATTGTTTAAGCCTGGATTTGCAGTCCAGGCCAGAGAGCTTACACAATTACAAACCGCGCTGCAAGCTCAAATTGATAAACTTGGACAATTTGCATTCTCTGACGGCCAACGAGTAATTAATGGTCATCCAACATTAAACGTCGACTTGGATTACATTAAGATTGAACCTCAGCATAGCGGTAGCGCCGTTACTAATCCTGAGTTATTTCTAGGATCAGTTATAACTGGTTCTGCTAATGCAACTAACCAAGTTACAGCTACTGTTATTCATGTTGAAGCTGCAACTGACACGGATCCAATTACACTATATCTTCAATATACATCTTCAGGTGGTGCAAATAGAAATATTTCTAAATTGGTTGCTGGAGAAAGTATTTCGGGTCCAGTGATTGTAGGTGGTTCTACTATAACCAAAAGCGCTACAATAGGCGGTGGTGCTGGTAGTACTATTGCTAATGCAGATAATGCGGTTGGTGTTGGATCTCAAGTTTCTATAAGTGAAGGTGTATACTTTATTAGTGGAAATTTTGTTCACATCCCAGCAGCTTCACTAATTTTAGAAAAGTATACTAATTTAGCCAACTATATTGTTGGACTTCAAATTTCTGAAAGCGTAGTTAACTCAAGCACCACTGGCCATACTGGGTTATTAGATAATGCAAGCGGCAGCACTAATGCTTCAGCGCCTGGCGCCGATCGCTATGTTATTGATACAACCTTAATTAAGCAAGCTGTTACTGATGATGATCCGGCCGGGATTATAGCGAGAGCTAATGCACTTATCGGTGTCGACAACTATATTCATCTTCTTACAGTAAAGAATGGCATATCATTTTCTAATGTTGAAGCTAATGTTGATACTGAGTTAAATAAACTTTTAGCTGAAAGAACGGAAGAAGAATCTGGTAACTACACAGTTGATCCGTTTGTTTTAGATATTAAAGAAGATAAAAACGAAAATGGTAACTTTGGCCATTCTGCTACCGGCGATACCGATAAAATATTCGTAGGCATCGAGCAAGGTGTTGCGTATGTCGAAGGCCACAGAATCCAAACTGCTAAAAACGGGGAAGTTAGATTAGATAAACCTCGAGCTAATGACACCGAAGTTGTTGCAGAAACTATTCAATCGGTTGGATATGGTAACTTTATCGAATTAGTAAAAGCTGAAACCGAAGGCGTACCAGATATTACAGATCTTTCAACACTTGAGCTCTGGAATGATGCGACTGCAGGTGCTTCTGGAGCAGGTGCTGGTACTCAAATTGGTACCGCACGTGTTAGAGATATGAGATATGATAGCGTAAAGGATGTTTATAGATTATTTATCTTTGATATCAAAATGACCTCAGAGTCGTTTGGTGCGGTTAAGGCTGTTAAACAGGAAGATTCAAACACTAATGACACTTTTAATGCTAAATTGAGCACCCCAGGTAAAGTATTCCAAGCTGCTAATAACTCATTAGTCTATAAACTTCCAGCTAATGCAATTAGTACTCTTAAAGATGGATCTTCTCATACTGTTGATGCTGACTTCAGAGTAGAGGTTGTATCTTCAGCTAGTGTAACTGGTGGTGCCGTAACGGTAGCACTTGGAACTCCTTTAGCTAATAAAAATGATGTTTTAGTATATTCTGGTGATGCTGACACATCTGGATATCCTAGAAGAGTTCATGCGTTAGGCGCTGGCAATTTTGCTGGCACTGTAAGCGTTGGTGATTCATCAATGGCCTTACAGAATCTTGACGCATCACTTAATGGTCAACAATTGGTAGTTATGTTTACTACTAGAAAAACTAATACGGCTGCTAAAACAAAAACTTATACACTAAATGCAACTAAAACGTTTTCAATTTCTGGCGGTAGCATAGCTTCATCTTATACCTTAAGCGCACATGACGCTGTTAACTTACACAGTGTTCAGAGAACAGCAAACAGCGGCGGTACTGCTATATCTCCAGCTGAAGATTTTACTGATTCGTTTATTTTAGATGGTGGCCAAAGAGATAATTTTTATGATACTGGTAAGGTTGTTGTTAAGCAAGGTGCTATATTACCTAATGGAACTTACACTATAACCTTTGATCATTTTCAACACGGTGGATCAGGCGATTACTTCTCTGTAGATTCATATATACCTGGAACCACAGGCCTATCGACTGTCTATGATTTAATTCCAAACTATAAGGGCACATCTCTCAGAGATGCTATTGATTTTAGGCCGACGAAAAAGATTGACAATGATTCTTTTGTTACAACTGGTACTGGCGGCGCGGTTACCTTTACTAGCGGTATTTGTCCATCTGAAGGTTCTATTGAATTAAGGTTAGAGTATTATAAAGGAAGAATTGATAAGCTATTCTTAAATAAACGAGGCGAATTTGTAGTTATTAAAGGTATAGCAGATAGAAAACCTGTAGCACCTGAAGGCATCGAAGATGCTATTCATTTATATACGTTCATTCTCAATCCTTATGTATTCGGCGTACAAGACGTAATTGTTATCCCAATAGATAATAGACGATACACAATGCGCGATATAGCAAAAATAGATAAGAGAGTTAAGAATTTAGAATATTATACTTCGCTTTCTTTGCTTGAAAAGTCAGCAGCACAGGCTGATATTAGTGATAGCATAGGTGACGTAAGATTTAAAAACGGATTTATTGTAGATGGATTCTTTGGCCACAATGTTGGTAATCCATCTAACCCAGAGTATTCAGTATCAATTGATTCTAAAAATGGAATACTGCGACCAAAGCACGATACTAAATCTGTAAATATAATTAGAAAAACCAGTGATTCTAGTTCAAGTTCCACGAATGTTGCAAGGGCTGCAGCTGATAAAAATTCGAATAAATGTACTACTTCAGTCTCTGGTGGTATTGTAACTCTTCCATATACAATTAGAACTGAAATAGATCAACCTTATGCATCTTATGCTGAATTTGTTAATCCATACAATGTAATTGCGTGGGATGGAACAATGAAGCTTTCACCAGAATCTGATGAATGGAAGGAAGTAGATCAGCGACCTGATGTTATTGTTAATGATAATAGTCAGTATGATCAATTTGTTGCTATGGCTAACGCTGAAGGTATTTTAAATACTGTTTGGAATGAATGGGAAACAAATTGGACCGGTGAAGAAATACTAAGCGAGACTTCGTATACTGATACAATTGATATGCGAGTAGGGGATAACGAAGCCAGGGTCGAGCGACAAACTGGAACAACCAATTCACAAGATAAGTGGTTTGCAGACGTTACAACTAATATCACTGCAATAAAAACCACTTCAACTCAAACTCGGTCTGGTACTCAAGCTTCTATAGAATCTTCAACTCAATCAAAAGTTATTGGTAACTTTACAGTTGAGACTAGCTATATACCATTTATGAGATCGCGTAAAGTATACTTTGATGCACAATTATTAAAACCTAATACTAAAATGTATGCATTTTTTGATGGTGCTGACGTAACATCTTACTGTAAGCAAGAAATGGCTGGTGCGGCGCACGCAGATTCAGACTTTGTGGAATTTAGCTCTATTGTTAATGGCAATGCTTCTGTAACATATAAAGGTGCTACATCGCATAACAACGCCACTTCAGGAACTGGAGGTGGTGTACTAACCACTGACGCTTCAGGGCGATTGATTGGTTCACTTATTATTCCAAATAATTCTACGTTTAGATTTAAAACGGGTACTAAAACGTTAAAGCTTACTGACTCATCTACTAATAACACCGGCGCTTTAGAAGATGAAACAACTTCGGTTATTGAAAATTATTATGCTCAAGGTTTATTAGAAACTAGACAAAGAACTATCATTAACACTAAAGTTCCTCGTATTGTTCACAAAGAACTACGCAAAAGCAGAACAATTACAAGCAATAGAACCGACGTATCTCACGAACTGGTTAAGTACTATGACCCTATTGCAGAGTCATTTGTGGTTGATACTGATGGCGGAATTTTTACAACTGGTGTTGAATTATTCTTTAATAAAATTGACCCATCCATTCCAGTTACAGTCTCGATCAGAGAGGTTCAAAATGGTATACCAACTCAAATAGTAATACCAGGAGCAGAAAAAATTGTATATCCATCTGATATTGTTTCAGGCACTGCGTTTACAACATCAAATTATGATGTGGCTGATGCTAGTAATGCTACTGAGATAAATTGGGATTTTCCAATTCACCTGAAACAAGGTAAGGAATATGCAATTGTTTGTATTTCTAACTCAGACAAATATAAAGTATTTGTTGCCGAAACCAGTAAATTTGACTTAACAGATACTAGTTTTAGAATTACTAAGCAACCATTTAATGGAGTGTTTTTCACCTCGGCTAACGCTTCGACCTGGTCGCCAGAGCAAAATAAAGATCTTAAATTTAAGCTAAAGAGAGCTTCGTTTAGCACTAGTGCATGTACTATGAATTTAGTCAATGACAAATTGCCATTAGATGCTTTGCCTAATAATCCGTTTACATTCTTAGGAAACGTCGATGGAAATAGCACAAGAATACGAGTTAGCCATCCTAACCATGGAATGTATGGAGTAGAGGCATCCATCGGCCAAGCGATACACAGTGTTAGTATTTCTGGTGTAGCTGGAACGGTGAATGGTGTCGTAGCTGCTAGAATAAATGGAAACCATAACGTTGTTGGCGGAAGTCAAACACTAGATAGTTATGAAATTATAGTTGGTGCGTCTGGATCCACGGCTCAAATTACGGCTGGTACTGTAGGTTTAGCTGGAGGTGGTGCAAACATAAAAGCTTCTTCAAATAGACCATATAATATTCTAAAATTAAGCAGTTCAACTATTGAATTTAAAGACTCTACTATTTCTTATAAAATGAAAGGAGCCACTGCTCGATCACAAGATAGTAATAATGTAACTTTAGATAGTGCATATACTATACTTCCAGCTGGTACAGACTATAAGCCAATTTTAGCAAATAAGAATATGGTAATGGAGCAGCCAATGCTTGTAGCATCTGATAGAAATCAAACCTTTGCTAACATTGGCAGTGAATCATTCCAATTAGTATGCACATTTAAAACTGAAAATGAAAATGTAAGTCCTGTATTAGATCTTAATAGAACATCACTAATTACTGTAAGTAATAGAATAAACGATGCAACAACATTATCATCTAACTATGGCACTTATCACGTAGCCGATACTAAGAGTACTAACACTACTAATGATGCTAAGTATATTACTAAAACCGTGGAATTAGATTCATCTGCAGAAGAGATAGATATATATCTTAATGCAAATAGACCAAATCATAGTAATATCGATGTATTCTATAAGGTTGGTCAAGACGATGCTGTAATTGGCGACGAAGACTGGACTTTACTTGAACCAGAAAGTGCAATTCCAATTAACGATAACGGAGTTTATAGTGAAGTTCATTACGTAAAAGACTTCGGTCAATTAGCAACTCCAATAACATTCAGTAAATTTATTATTAAGATTGTCTTAAGATCTCAAAATAGTTCTAATGTTCCAACCGTAAAGGACTTTAGAGCAATTGCAACACTATAATGAAAAGAATAAAAGTAGAAGATAATTTGAATTTAGAGCGTGATCGGTCGTCTAGTGCTATTATAAATAATAGTGAAACAGCATATAAGCAGCGACTTAAGCAAAAACAAGCAAGAAAAAAAGGCGTTGACGAAATTGCCGAAATAAAATCCGAACTAGCTGAAATAAAAGCATTACTAAAAAAATTAGGTGGTAACTAATGGCCAATGAAACAAAAATTTCAAAAACTAATACATTTGAAGAATGGAGACATAAGACGAATGAGATTTCGTTTGATGTTGGTGGTAATGATTTATTAGATGAAAGATTATCTAATAGATTATATACTTACAATAGCGTTAGTGGGACAAATCAAAATATCATCACAGGTAATGATAATACTCCAGCTACTGCTCAGACATTAGATTTTGAAATTCTTCCAGATACAAAGTTAGACAATACTAGTGGTTATATCATTCTTGCTGATGGTACAAGTATTACAAGTCTTGTCGCTAACTCAACAATAACCCAAGATGGGGGATTTAATGCAAGTATTGTTTCCGCTGTTACGGTTGATAATAAGCCTAAGATTTTAGTAACTAATAGTACTGGGACATTCGATTCAACTGAAGCATTGAAGATATCTGGCAGTGAAGTTGTAAGCGCCTCTAATGTTATTCGCCAAGTTACAGAATCATATAGATCTGGATCTATTGTTGTAAAAAGCACCGATGGCTCTACAATTACTACTCATTTAAATGATTTAAGTGCAACTGGTTATCATATACCTAACGTGTCAAGTAGAATCACGTTAACTGGATCACCTACAGCTAAGGTTGTTCCTCTAACCGAAGGAACTGTAGTTTATCAAGGCAACCAGCAATCAGT